ACAATTCGATATAAGTTTACCTACTCCCATTATGGCTGGCGTCAGAACTCCTGACAGACAATTCAGCTCTTGTGTATTGATTGAAAGTGGAGATTCTTTGGATTCAATTAATGCTACTTCGTCTGCTACAGTTAAATACGTATCTCAGAAAGCTGGCATTGGCCTTGGTGCAGGTCGTATCCGTGCCCTTAAATCTCGTATTAGGAACGGCGCTGCTGTGCACACTGGTGTTATTCCTTTTTATAAGCTCTTTGCTTCTTCTGTTAAATCCTGCAATCAGGGCGGAGTTCGTGGGGGGTCTGCGACACTTCACACAGTTATTTGGCATAAGGAAATAGATGATATTCTTGCTCTGAAGAGCAATAAGAAAACAGTAGAAACTAGCTGTAGAAATTTGGATTATTCCATTCAATTGTCTAGACTGTTTTATGATAGACTTATTAGTGGCGGCGATATAACACTGTTTTGTCCAAATGATGTTCCAGATTTATACGATGCGTTTTTTAAAGATCAAGACGAATTCGATAGATTGTATGTTAAGTACGAAAAATCTTATAAGATTGAAAAGACGACTGTTCCAGCGATTGAAGTATTTTCTAAACTGATGCAAGAAAGAAAAGAAACTGGTCGCATATATTTCATGAATGTGGATCATTGTAATACTCACAGTTCATTCAAACAAGATTTAGCTCCAATTAGAATGAGCAATCTCTGTCTATCAGGAAATACTGATATTGTTATAATGAATGATAATGGTGAGATCAAAGATATTAAAATTAAAGATTCTATTGTTGGTGATAAAATATATTCCCGTGATTTAAACAAAGGCAAGGACGAATTTCGCGAAATTAAAGCTTTCGCGAAAACCGCACAAGACGCTAGTGTTATGAAAATTACTGATGAAGAAACAGGTAAATTTATCATTTGTACACCAGAACATAAAATATACACACAAAATCGTGGATATGTGATGGCTGAGGATCTTCTTGAAAGCGACATTTTAAAGTTTCAGGATTAGTTGGAATATGTATTTCTATAAATATAAAATAAAGGGAAATACATATGGCGATAGTATATATGGTATCAAACAATATTAACAATAAGAAATATATTGGACAGACAATTAGATCGTTGACCGAAAGATGGAACTCTCATATTTCAGCTAGCAGACAAGGTAGCAAATTTAGATTTCATTCAGCCATTAGAAAATATGGTGTGGAAAATTTTACATTAGAGATCATATTTGAAAGTGATAATGTTGAATTGATTAAAAATAAAGAAGCAGAGCTCATAATTAAACACAACACAATGACTTTTGGATATAATGCTTGTCCTGGTGGTACAGGCGGGTGGGTGGTAAAAACTGAAAATTATGAGACTTGGCGCACTAATAACCATAAACATACTATAGGAAGATTAAATGGTAATGCAATATCGACTACAAATGATGAAATTGTCGATATTGCATTGTTGTTTATTAAGGAAAATTGTTACATACCATCACATGCTAAATTGATAAAATATTCTAAAGACAAAAAAATACCAAAAAGTTTTACGAAATATAGATTCAATGGACGGTATAAGAATCTCGTAAAAATATTAGAAAATAAAACTAACATTAAATATGTTCCATATTACAAATGTAAGAAACAAAAAGAACAACTTTCAAAAATCGTAACTGGAAAAAAATGGTTTTTTTGTAAAGACATAAAAAGCAATAGATTGTGTCATGAACATGAATTAGATATAAAATTAAACTGGAAAAAGGGTAGAATGACATCATGGGATTAAGACTAGAATATTTAACTGATGTAGAAGATGTTTATGACGTAACGGTTGATAAAAATTTAAATTTTTATGCTAATGGTATTTTAGTTCATAATTGCCAAGAAATAACATTACCAACTCATCCACTTACTAGCATCTACGATGGAGAACCATCTAAAGAGCCAGTTCAAATTAACTGGAGTGATTGGGACGCATATGAAGAATTCAAAATATCGAATTCAGATTATGTTTACAAGCGCGGAAAGGGTCAGCACACCGACACATTTGCTTATGAAGTCATAAATTATATCAATTTTGATAGCGCTTATAGGTGTGTTTACGAATTAGCTGAGAGTGATTCTAAAGCAGAAATTGCACTATGTACATTGGGAGCAATCAATTGGGGCAAAATTAAAAAAACTGAAGATTTCATGAAGCCAGCTAGATTGTTGGTTAGAGCTTTAGATGCACTATTAGATTATCAGTCGTATCCAGTTAAAGCTGCTGAAAATGCAACCATGAATAGAAGGCCACTTGGAATTGGTATCATCAATTTTGCATATTGGATTGCTAAGAATGGTATGACATATAGTGAACCAAATTTAGAGCTCATCCATGAATACGCCGAAGCATGGTCATATTATTTGATTAGAGCATCTGTAGAATTAGCAGAAGATTTTGGTCCATGCCCACTATCACACCAGACAAAATATGATGACGGTATTATGCCAATTCATACATACAAAGAAGCTGTTGATGAATTAGTAAACCCAGACTATAAATTGGATTGGAATGAACTATCAGAAAGATTGAAGAAGAGCAAGATTAGAAATTCTACATTAATGGCTCTAATGCCATCAGAAACATCTTCTCAAGTTTCTAATTCTACTAATGGTATTGACCCTATCAGAGAGATAGTTTCTATTAAACAATCTAAAGATGGTGTACTAGCACAAGTTGCGCCGGAGCCAATTAAATTTAAGAACAAGTATGAAAAGATGTGGGATGCTAAAACACCACACGGTTATATAAAAATTATGGCAGTACTTCAAAAGTTCATTGATCAATCTATCTCAACAAATACGACTTATAATCCAGAGCATTATCCAGATGAGATGCTGTCTGAGGCTGGATTGCTTACAGACATGTTGATGATGTATAAATATGGTATCAAGACAGCATATTATTTTAATACAAATGACGATGCTGGAGAGATAGAAGTCCCAGATGCCGATGTTGAAGCAATGGAAGATGAAACGTGCGGCGCTTGCGCGATATAATGAGAGTAATTTAATGTCTGTTTTCAATTTAAATAATAAGACGCCACATCATAAGAGAACTATGTTCTTTGGAGAATCTGTTGATGTGGCAAGATACGATAAGTTTAAATATCCACAATTCGACAAACTAAACGATAAGCAATTATCATTCTTTTGGAGACCCGAAGAAATAGATATATCTAAAGACTTCAAGGATTTTAAAACTTTAAGTCCACATGAACAGCATATGTTTACTGCTAATTTGAAAAGACAAATCTTGCTAGATTCTGTTCAGGGTAGAGCGCCTTCTTTAGCATTTCTTCCTATAGTATCATTACCAGAATTGGAAAATTGGATTACTACATGGACTTTCTCTGAAACGATTCACTCTAAATCTTACACACATTTAATTAAAAATATCTATTCAGATCCGTCTAAGGTTTTTGATGAAATAAAAGAAATAACTGAAATCATCGATTGCGCTAAGGACATTAGTAAATATTATGATGATTTGATTTTGTGTAATAGTATGTTGAGTCCTCATTCAGCCCACGCTATTACTACATATGAACACAAAAAGGCTCTATGGCTTTGTCTGAATGCTGTGAATGCTCTTGAGGGAATTCGTTTCTATGTAAGCTTTGCAATTTCGTGGAACTTTGCAGAACTTAAGAAGATGGAAGGCAATGCAAAGATTATTAAATTCATTGCAAGAGATGAAAATTTACATTTAGCATCCACACAACAGATGATAAAGCTATTACCAAGTGATGATAAAGATTTCAAAAAGATAGAAAAAGAATGCCAACCAGAAGTTATTCAAATGTTTACTGATGTGGTAAATCAAGAAAGAGATTGGGCAAAATATGTCTTCAAAGACGGTTCCATGATCGGCATCAATGAAGCACTTTCAGTAGAATATTTGGAATGGATAGCAAATAAAAGAATGCTAGCAATAGGTCTACCATCTCCATATAAAGGTGGTTCCAATCCACTCCCATGGACACAAAAATGGATTGCTGGCTCCGATGTCCAAACCGCACCTCAAGAAACAGAAATAAGTAGTTATACAATCGGGGCTGTTAAAAAAGACATTCGAGATGATACATTTAAAGGATTTTCATTGTAATTTATTACGCAGAAAATATTGAGAATGAAACAATAGCATATCAGTACGAAGAAAAGATAATAAGAAAATTCGGAAGAAGAGATATAGATGACGGTGGAATATTATTAAATATCTGTCTAGGTTCAAATCCACCCGCTCACCGCGGAAAAACATATTCTGAAATTATGGCTCCTAAAGCTGATATTGAACTAAAAGAAAGAAAATTACCCAATGAAGTGGCATGAATGCACAGAGTGCGGCGCGGAGTTTAGAATCGTTGCCGACACACATATACATCCAGAGTTTTGTCCGTTTTGCGCGACAGAGCTTCCCGTAGAAGATGACGATGACGAAGACGAGGATGAGGATGACTATTAAAATCTAATAAATATATTTTTAATACAACAAAGATTGAAAATATGAATTGGATTTACGAAGGCGTCGAGTTTGAGAATGATGGAGAATATTATGGATTTATCTATTTAATAGAAAACATAACTAGTGGTAAGAAATATATCGGAAGAAAGTTTCTAACTAAAGCTGGATATAAAACCGTCAAAAAGAAAAGAAAAAAAATTAGAGTAGAATCCGATTGGAAAGATTACTACGGCTCGTCGCTGTCATTAAAAAAAGACATTGATGAACTTGGAATTGAAAATTTTAAAAGAACAATTTTAAAGCTATGCAAATCTAGAGGTGAATGTAATTACCAAGAAGCCAAAATGATTTTTGAAGCTGATGCCGTTATTGATGATAATTACTATAATAGTTGGGTTTCGGCAAAAGTACATCGAGGGCATGTATTAGCTTTAGTTTTTAATAGTGCGGAGAATTTATGACGTGGGTAAAATATTAGAACATAAGCATTTGATTATTACAGGAAGAATTAACAATCCACCGCGAGATACGGTATATATAGATATGTGGATGAAAAAACTTGTTAATTCTATTGGTATGAAAATATTAATGGGTCCGTATTCAGTTTATTCTAAAATAGCCGGTAATCGAGGACTTACATCAGTAACGATCATAGAAACATCACATATCGCACTCCATGTCTGGGATGAAGAAGAACCTGGAAAGCTCCAACTTGATGTATATTCATGCAGCACATTGGACGTTGATGTAGTATTAAAAGCAATAGACGAATTTGAGCCGCAGAACATGAATTACTATCTGATCGATAGAGATCAAGAACTAAAATTAATAGCATCACAATAAGGAATATATGATGGGTAAAAAGAAGCATCGCAATGGATATACATCCAAGGGCCAAAGAAGAAATGTTAGCAAAGAAAATTGTAAAATGGTAAAAAATAATGTCAGCGCTGTCGACAAAGCGCTCAACATTATTGAAGCGTGGAGAGCAGGCAAAAATCCATGGATAAGTGTTGTCGATATAAATCGTGCTCAAGGGCGCCAACATACTAGAGTTCGTGCTAACGATTGTTACGGCAATCCGAAATTTCTATCATTAAGACAGGGTAAATCATGACAACAATAATTTACAGTAAAAAGGCATGTCCAAATTGTGATTATTCTAAAATGTTGATGCAATCTAGAAATCAACCTTATATTGAAACTGTTATCGGTGAAGACATTACCCGAGAAGAATTTATGACAACATTTCCTGGAGTGATGTCTGTACCATACATTATCATAAACGGAAAACCTATAGGCGGTTTCACAGAATTAAAGGAATATTATAATGGACTTGAAAGCAAAACCTTCCTTACAGAAGACTGACGTTGTAAAACTACTACAATCAAATCGTATGGACGTAGTTTTTAGAAAGAATGATGGGACAATGAGAAAAATGCATTGTACATTGATGGAAGATTATCTTCCAGAGAAATCAGAAGAAACTAGATCACATACACCAAATGATGAAGTTGTTTCGGTTTGGGATTTAGAGAAGCAAGATTGGAGAGCATTCAGACTGGATGCCGTTAGTGAAATTAGAAGTGTGAATATCAATGGAAATTAATGGTGGAAAACTAATTCGCAATGAGACTAATCAGAAATCTATGGGTGGAAGTGAAATTATTGCTACTGCACTGGTCAACAAATTAAATCCAGATTTATTAAAAGAATTTCAAATCGTTAATTCTCGTGTAAGAGAACTAGACGACAGCAAAGTTCGTGTATTTGTTGCTCATGATCTTCCTGGCGATCCAGAATCTGAATTTCTTAAAGATGGTGGGTATGATGTTTTTCATAAGCTAGTATTTGTATCAAATTGGCAAATGCAAGCATATATGAATCATTA